ACCAATCATTTTGAAGAATGCAATAAATGCTTTTGGATCAAATGGGGAACTAACGGAAGCAGAACCTCCGCCACCTCCTCCGCCACTACGGCTACCACCACCAGCGTTATCGGCAGGAAGGGGAGACCCAGGTCCATGATAGTTAAAGTGTCCTCCATGAGAACCAGAATAATCTTGAACAACCCATCCATACTTTCTTCCATGACTCCTCATCCAAGTCTGAGAACCACCATGAATGTCTAAAGCATTTCCATATAAGTGATTAGAATTAGGAACTCCACCAACTGCTGCGTTCTTAGAAACACTTCTTTTACTACTAGCAATATCGGAACCTTTGACGATACCATTAGAATCTTGTATCATTTTACCAAAGGCAGTTGCACCACCCCTAGAAAACACTGCAGGTCTTCCATAGGAGTCTCTTAGACCCTGTACTGTGTATCCACTACCAGTATCAGCATGACTAACAGGAACAACACCACCTGCTGACCTTCCAGGGGGAACGTCACCCGTTTCTTCAACATTATTACCCTTTCCGATGAGCGTATTGATAATTTCACCAATATTAGGTAATTTGCTTAATAAGTTGTCAATAGTATCTTTAAATGGTCTTGCACCAATAGCATCAACTACTTTTTCTTCGCCTTCTTGCAATTGAGGGATAAAGTCACGAGCAAACATATATCCGTCAAGAAGCATTGAAATTAGACTGGTACTACCACCAGTAATAACACCAGCGATATCCAAGATACCTGAAGTACCTTCAATCAACGCACCGATAGAGTCGCCATTTGCTGCTCTGTCATAAGCAAATGCAAGGTTAACAAGACCACCAACGATGGGGATGATTGTACCAGCACGTTTTCCTAACTTAGAACCAGCACTAGCAATGCCATCCATGCCATTGATGCCTGCTTTTTTCAATACTCCTAAAATTTTCTCAGCACCAGGAATCTTCATCAGCATACCGTACATTCCCTGTCCGATTTGTGCTGCCTTCTTTGAAATAGGTTCGATAATTGGTCTTAATGGTGTTAAAACTTTCTCCAAGAAAAAGTTCTTAGCACCAGTTCCCATCTTATTGAGGAATTTTTTTCCTCCATCAGCAGCCCAATCTACTCCTGCTTTAAATTTACTTCCAGCTGCATCTGCCCATCCTTTTCCTTTGGCGGCAAGTGCTTGACTTGCTTTTACCGTGTCGTCCCACTTTTTCCTTGCAGCAGCAGACATTTTGCTATATTGCTCTGCTGCCCATCCAGGAAGACCTTGAAGACTTTTAATTAATTTTCCACTTTTATCATATGCCCAATTTCCAAATCTTCGTCCTTGCTGTACAGCACCTTGAGCAACACCTTGAACAAATCCGCCAAGTCTTTGTAAAGCATTTGGTCTTGGTTTAGGTAGAGGTGTTAACTTAAGTCTCTTCCATGCCTTAAGTGCCTTCGATGCATCACCACCAGAGTTAAGCAATGCATTAGAATATGCTCTTGCAGCATCATCACCATATTCTGCAAGAATCTTTTTATATTGTTTTGCTGCTGCCTCACCATAGGTATTGGCAATGTCACTTACAGGAGGTCTACCTCTTGGACCTTCAAATTCTGGGTTAGCACCAGAAGGATTAGCTGGTGTAGGTTTGGGTGGTTTACGAGGTTTACCATCAGGACCGTCTCCACCGCGAGTTCTGCTGCTATCGGGTACGTCGGTTAAATCGTCTCCAGCATCTAATAAATCTCGGATACCGCCAGCGGCAGTAATCATTCCTGCAATGCCGCCGATTGCCATGGCAATTTTGCCAAGGGCATTAAGACGTTGTTCTAATGTAGTCTCTTTTCCAAAAACGAAATCAATACCTTTTTGGAATGTCCCAGTTATACCTCCAGCAAGTTCTGATAACTTCTTAAAAACAAATTCTGTCTTTTCTAAAAATGTTATAATTTTTTCTCGATTTCCTTCATCGGCAATGTACTCTAAAACATTAGAGGTTATTGCAAACGCACCAAAACTGCTTAAAATACTAACGAGAGGCGATAGCAGGTTTTCTAATATACCGAAGAATCCTTTTCCTACTTTCTTGCCGTATGTTAAAATACTTTTTGTGTCTTTTTTTACCTGACCTTTATCTACATTCTCCTTCTGATTTTCTGCCTCAGCATCCTTTTCTAATCTTTTCTGTCTTCTATCAAAAATTTCTTGTTTTAATTCTAACTTACCTTTAAGCGCAGATACTGTGCCAAGGTCAGAGATAGTTTTTGCAATACTCTCTACTGTAACCCCAAGTCGGTTTACAGCAAGTGTAGTCTGATTAGCTGCTTTTACCGCAGGACTTGACTTTGCACTCAGTCCAGGGTTTACAAATTTATATGCAGTAATTTTAGCCACTTGCTGCTTGTTGCTCCTTCATTCGTTTTTCTTCTTCTCTAAGGAATTTAATTAATAAATTCACATAGATTTCTTTTTCCCAAGGCATCAAGTTATCAACATATTCAGGATTCCACTTATGGTGATGCATTAGAGCAAAGTTACCTTCATAATACGAACGAAGATTGGTGTGAAGGAGTGCTATGCGAAAAAACTCGCAAGACCCTCAAGAACAACCTCACTTTCAACACCAGTATTGGGGTTAGTAACTTTAACTTTATGAGACAACTTGGGCATAGTCTCAAAAAACTCTTGAATCATGACAAACTGTTTTGTGCTCAGTTGGTCGAAGAATTCCAACAGTTCTTGTTTTGTAGAATCCTTACATTCATATACTTGATTGGCATCAGCAATTGTTTCAATGCACGATGCTGCCATTTCAAATAACTGGTCAACTTGAGATTGCTCAGTGTCAAAATTCATGGTAACGAAGGTTTCAACAGAAGGATATCCCATCGTAATAATAATTTCATCACTAAGTTTTAACTCAGTTTTGTGCTTTTTATCTTTAACTACATTAATCTCATCCAATGGAATGCTAACGGCAACCTCAGTTTCATTATCATCTGGACAAGTAACAGTCACCTCAACATTCTCACCAACAGACTTAGTACGAATTTTCAAAAACAAAAATTCAAGGTCAAACGTTGATAACGAATTAACATCTTTAAGGTCTGTACAATTTGAAAGAATTTCTTTAATTGCACGAACCAAATCAGATTGATTTCCAGTTTCAGTTGCGATAAGAAGAAGTTTTTCTTCTTTTACCAAGAATGGTCTGTAGTTAACTACCTTTCCAGTAGAAGGTAGATTTGTTTTGTACTTAGGTACATTTAACTTAGGTAATGCCATAAAAATTCAACTCAGTAATTGTATTTATAGAATCAATTTCCAGGTCCGATTCTTTGTCTCTGGTCAAGAAGTCCTCTTGGGTTTCTAGTAGCAGGAGTAGTTGCACTTGCTCTAACGTTCTGAGACTGAACTGGGTCTGTTTCGGGATTTGTCTCGTTATCTTGTGGTGCGGCTAATGTAGAAATTGGAGAAAGTCTTGCTGAAGAGAATTCTGCAGATTGATAGAATCTGTACCTTTCATAGTAAAATTGAATTGATAACGTCATCAATTTGTTTTGTGAGTTATCCAGTTGAACAGAACCAATATTGTAGGGGAACACATTTCGCATTTCATAGACTCCAGTTAACTGGTCTAATTTTGGAGTCATTGCACTGTACCTAGTAAGTTCTGATTCCCTGATTGCTCTCAACATGTTTCTTTGAGAAATTGCTAATTCACCACCACCACGTTCCCACTTATAGATTCTAAGTGTTGGACAAACATATTGTTCGTAGTAGTCTGTATATTGACTAGAATCATTTGACATCAGAGCAACCCACTTTTCAAAAAACGCTCTAGTTTCTGCAGAACGAGAAACTCTAAAATTTATGCTAATTTGACTGAAGGTAGAACCAGTTGCATACCTGATAGCAGAACCAAGTTGGTTATAATTTCCCGTAGTTACCTGTTTACTGGGAAGATTAACGCTGTCAGCGTAATAATTTAGCAGATTTCTTAAATCACCTGTCTGTGGGTTATATTTTGTCCCTCTGAGGGAACCCATCATGGGAGGAGCACTAAAATGTACCGAGAAAAGGTTTGTAAATGAAGGCGCATTATTCTTTTGCTTTGAGAATGCTATGAAATCCTGCAAAGAATTGTATTGTGCTCCTTCTGAATTTGGAATTGACATTATACTTTAAGTTCCTTTTCTGTGATTAACATAAATTCCCAATTATGGTCTTTGCAGAATTCGGTTGCTGCTTTCCACTTTGCTTGATTGACGCTCCATGTAACGACTTCATTAATATATCTTTTTGTATTTCTTTTCTGTGTTGTTGGTTCTTGTGTTTGCTTGAATGGTTTAACTTCAACCAGATATTTTCTATTTCCAATTTTTACATAAAAATCTGGAAAATATCTATGCCGTTTACCATCAACAGGAGAAATATATGGAATTACAATTTCTTCACTACCCCACTCTTCAACAGTGGGAGTAATATCACACCATTTCATGAATTTATATTCCCAAGATGACCTATAAATGACATTACTCGGGTCGCCTTTATACTTCCTTGGAAAGGAAGGTTTGTACTTGCCTTGATATCTCATAAATACATAGAGGTCACATAGTATTTAGGTGTTGTTTTGGCAGCTTCCACAACTGGACAAAAAATTCTAAGGTATCCCATAAAATTTCCAGTACCGAGTCTTGCTGGGGCGGATGATGTCGAATCTCCAACAGAGGGCATTGACTATTTGTGTATGCAACGTTATGCAATTGCGTATAACGATAAAACTGCCGCATACTATGGACAAAATCTTCCTGGCAACAATGTCAAAAAGAATCTTAATGACAAGAGAGTTTATTTAGCAGTTCCAAACAACATTTCAACTAGTTATACCCCAACATACAATCAAGTCGATTTAGGAGTCGCTGGTGTTGCTGCAGCAGGTCTTCTGAGTACATCTCAGGGCGTTAGTGCTATGGCATCGGTGCTTCAATCTGCATCAGGTGCTGCACTTCCAGAGTTTGCTGCTAGTGCGATTTCAAGCACTGCAAATAGTCTTGGACAAGCACTTGGATTAGAAGGTAATATTAATGCAAGTACATTAGCAGCATTAACAAGGGGTAAGGTCTTCAACCCCTTTACTGAACAAATTTTTAAAAATATGTCGTTTAGAACGCATAATTTTAATTTTAAGTTCTTTGTTCGCAGTGCAACAGAAGCACAAGAAGTATACTATATCATTCAATACATTAAAGAGGGTGCAGTTCCTAGCATCAGTGGCGGAGAGAAACCCACCGCTGCTAACCCGAATACCACTCAGGGGATACTACAAAATAGTGCTTCTTTTGGTGGTGCAAATGCAAACAGGTTCTTTAATGTTCCTGATAAATTTAGGCTCTCATACAAAAGATTTAACTATGAACCTACATCCACTTCTTCTAGTGGAGGAATTGAACTTCACCACAAGATTAAAGATTCTGTATGTGCAGGAATCCAAGT